GGGACTCTTTCTTGGCCTCGAGCCAAATTTCCCAGAATGATTCAATCATCACGGGAACCATGGCGTCGCATAGCTTTTTGGTGAATCGGCGTTCGGACTCGTTCAAGAGATCCATTACTTGAGACCAAGAGGAAAAGACGGACACTGCCCCGCACCTCTACTTTCCCTTCTTGACGATTCGAAGTTGACTTGCGGTCTTCTGGAGATTGACTAGACTTGGAAGAAATGTTCCTGGGTCGGCCTCTTCCTTTTCCAATTCTGTTTCTAAATTGGCAGTCTTGTACCATCGGGCCTTGAGGGTCAAGGGACCGGCGATGGTCACGACATATCCAAGCCTGGTAAGTTGTCTCGCCATATACACAACTGTCTGTCTCAGGTCATATTTTGGAAAACCAACCAGAAACGTCGGAACTTCAAGGAGAGCCTCTTTGTTTCCCAGTTCAGAGGCGAACTTAATTTTCCTACAAAATTGCTCAAGGAGAGCCTTGTAGTATTCCTTTTTCGCATTTTCTCGTTTTTTTTCAGAGGCTACAACCTGTTTGGCCGAAAGGCTCATCTATTATACAATAGGAAATATGAAGAGGATATTGAACCGCACTCAAGACCTAGTCATCAGGTTGCTCTCGGCCAAGATCATGTTCTGTCCATAAGCCTTGGTGAGGTTGTTGAGATTGGGCTGGGGAGGCTGGTTCTTGTACCCGACAAGAGCCCCCTTGAATTGTGAATCTAAATTGCTCTCGACCGCCTTCCAGGGTTGGTATAGGTCTGGCTTGTACCCGGTAGTTGGATCCACCTGGGCCGAGTCGCCAATCTTCAGAATCTGGACGGAGCCATCCTCGCCCACTTTTGCGTTCACGTCATACTGTGTCCCGTAAAAATGCTTTGTGTTGTAAAACATGTGTCTGGAACTGTATGACCCGTCAGGCTGGATGTTCACAAAGAGAGTCTCGAGGGGAGCCATATCTGGCAGGGATCTCTGGACCGTTTCGATGATTGCCTGAATGATCACAGGCGGGACCGGGGCGGTGGGGTCCACATCAGATACCGCATAGGTGGACACCTTGGGGGTATTTCGGCCATTCAGGACGGCAAAAAACGCTATGGCAACCAGGACTAGGATAACAAAGTCCTTCATTACTATTCGTACCTAAAAAAAACGGGCCCGCGTCTTCTCTCGGTAACCAAAAAGTTGAGCCATAGAAATGGCCCTCCTGGTCTACTCGGACAAGTGTAAGCACTCCCAGGGGATCATAGCTTTTATCAAGGCTCAGCCGTCTCTCCTGGAGATTATTCGTTTCCATAACGTGTCGACCCATGGTGTCCCATCCAACAAGATCACCAGAGTCCCTACTCTCGTGACGAACGAGGGAAAGATGTGCGTCGGTGGTGAGGTGAAAACGTGGCTCGAGTCGATGATTCCGACAACCTTTTGTTCGTGGGACGCATCTGGGAGCCTGTGTACAAATATCGATGGAACAGATTCGAACGATACCTTCTTCGAGACGTCAAAGTACGGAGAGTCTCTCGAACCGACGTGGACCCCAGAACTCGAGGAGCGAATTAGCATGTCAGTCACGGACGCATACCAAAAGGCTCGGCAGGGCTAAGTTAAAGGATTCACGCACTCCAAAATAAAGATGCACTTTCGCACGATCCAGGCATCTGCCCTCAAGTCTGTCTTTGAGGTTCTCAAAGATATCATCAATGATGTGAACGTCTATTTCAACGCCAATGGCATTCACATCTTGACTCTGGATACGGCCCGGGTGACACTCGTCCACATGACCCTGGGGGCTGAGAACTTCGAGGAGTACGAGTGTCCGACTGAGATTGTGGCCGGTCTGAACATGGCCAACGTCTACAAGCTTCTCAAGTCTGTCTCGGGGCAGGACACCCTCTTTGCCCGTATCGATGGAAGGGATTTCATGGAAATTTTCATCGAGAACCCGGAGAAAAAGTCGGCGACTAATTTTAAACTAAAATTGCTGGACATCAATGAGGAGCCGCTCGAGGCGCCAGACGTTCAGCTGAATACCGTGACGACCATGCCCTCGGTGGACTTTCAGAGAATCGCACGAGACATGGGAAATCTCTCGAATGAGATGGACATCTGGCGAGACGGAAACACGCTCGAGTTGAGCTGTCGAGGGGACTTTGCGGACCAGAAGACGACCCTCGAGTTTCCTGGAAACTCGGCCGCCAACAGGTCCGGTGGGACGTTCAGCCTCAAGTACATTAACCTTTTTACAAAGGCGACCAATATGTGCTCTTCGGTTCAATTTATGCAGGATGTCGATATGCCAATCGTATTTCGATACACAATTGCGAATCTCGGGGATCTAAAGTTTTACTTGGCACCCAAGGTGAATATTTAGACTTAAAAATTTAACTTATGTTCCCTGGAATGGAAGCCAGGTACGAGGAGCGTCTGCGCGGGTGTCAGTCTCAAGACGAAATGGCGGAATATCTCCTGTCATGTATGCCAATTATCAAGGAATACACGACAACAGAAACGGCCGAGGCGCCGAGCGAAACCAAACGGGTCGCAAACATGACAATTACGTCCCGAAAGGGTGTCGCCCGAAATGACATCTATAAAAAGTATCTTCAAGAGGTTGAGAATGATCATACCGATTGTCAGGTTGAGAAGGAATATTTCATGAATCCCTGTAAGGGGTGTGGCAATTTTCATACAAAATTCCTAGATGATTCGGTGAGTGAGGAGATTTGCCAGGTCTGCGGCGTGTCGGACTTTATCCTGGGAGACGAGGTCGGGTTCAAGGAGGAGCAGGAACATGAGAAGAACATCATCTATTCATACAAGCGCGAAAACCACTTTAACGAGTGGATCAGCCAGTTCCAGGCAAAGGAGTCGACGAATGTGCCCGAGGAAGTGCTTGCGAGATTACGGACCGAGTTTAGGAAACAAAAGATCAAGGACTTATCGGAAATTACACACGAAAAGGTCAAGGGGCTTTTGAAGAAGCTCAACTATGCAAAGTACTATGAGCACGTACCCTATATTGCGACAATCCTGAGCGGCATTACACCCCCGACGATGCCACAAGAACTCGAGGACAAACTCCGTCTCATGTTTCACGCGATCCAGGCACCCTTCGAGAAACACAAGCCCGAGAATCGCAAGAATTTCTTGTCTTACTCTTTTGTCCTTTTCAAACTAAGTGAACTGCTCGGACATGACGAGTACCTTCCGTGTTTTCCACTCCTCAAGTCTCGTGAAAAGCTGTATGTACAAGACAGAATATGGGAAAAGATTTGTAATGAATTACGCTGGGAATTCATTCAGACTTGCTGATTTTCTCAAACTCGACCGGGACCCTTTTGTCAGGGAAGTTGATGAGGAAGCCCTCATCGAGTCCAAGGAGTTTCATGTAATTTTGAGTCTGAATTCGATACGTCTCATTGAGCTTGCTGACTGCCTTGAGTTCGATGACGTACCGACGATCGACGATGAGGTCCGCGCGGACGTGTCCGACGTTCTGACCCTCGTAAAAGACCGGGATGATGCGCTCGGTCTCGTAATAGATGCCCACCTTTCGCAGGGCTACTTCGAATGCGCAGTGATATACGGATTCGGAATAGCCTGGGCCGAGCGAGGCCCAGATACTTTCAGTGATGCCCTTGAGGAATTCATCCATTAAGAGTTAAGAGTTCGAGCTGTTTAACCTGTAATCGGCCGAGTAAGCGACACTTGTAGATTTCAGTCATGGTCCGTATAAACATCAAACCGATGAGACTCCATAGCATAGGGTTTAGATTTTCTAGAATTTGGGAAACCTTGTCGAGGGTCATGTAGGCGCCGAGAGATGTAGCAGCCATTCCCCATCCAAAAAAGGCATGTGCCCCGGGCAAGCAAACGAGAATGAGGGTTTTGTACATGCTATTTACACGCGTCGAGCGTTTAAGCTAAAAAATTGTGTCCTCCCCAAGGCAGTTCCCTCTTAAGGATGAGAGAGGCAAGAAGAAAGATGGCCGCCAACATGTGGAACAGAAACTCTGACAACCGCTTGATCCGCCGTCTACAGGATGAGCAGGCGCGCATCCAGGACCAGGTCAATCGCAATGAGGATGTGACATACGATCGCATTCTTGATCTCCGCGATTCCGTGTCGGATCTCAAGTCGCTGGTTGCCGAACAGGCACTTGAGATTCGGGAGATGAAGAAGGAGTTGGAGGATTTGAAGGAGTTTAGGCTCACGGCCAAGCTCGCAAAGCCTCGAAACCCTCAGACCTGCTCTTCCTGTGGTGGAAATCACCGCTGTGATAGCCCATCATGCCCGAAGCCAAAGGAGCGTTATTTTTTCAAAGGGGAGGTATCGAAGAAAGTTTAAATAATTCCTAAATTCCTAAGACGCGCCACAATACGAGTTCTAACTGTACCACTGTTTACTTTATAATTTCCATAGTTTCGACTACTGATCAGATTGCTTACATTATTTTTATTTGTTCTCCCATTTTTTATGCTTTTAATAATAGTGTTTGCATTCGCATTGCTAATATTACGAAAAAAGTTAGGATATCTTGCTCTCGCCAACTGTACGTTAATATTATTTGCGTTGCGTATTTGATTTATCATATTCAAGTGCCTACTTATAGGAGTTCCCATTCTTGTGATTACGTTGTTTAAAGAGTTATTGTTGCGTCGTTGCCGTGAAGCAGCAAATCTTTTTTCTGATGAAAACGGAACACTTCCTCGCATTCTTTTACGCGTCGCAAGCCGTGCGGCAATTTCCTCTGCCCGTCTATTCGCGGCCAGAATATTTGACCTTACGTTATAAAATGGCTCTAAAGGATAGTTTTGCATACCCGTCGCACCACCATTTACAATAGGTCGGCTTACATCACTCGTGCCTCGGCACGAAGTAACAAACAGAAAACATCCTCCATGATTTCGAGTATTTATTGATGCCGCCTCAGATAGTTCCTTTAAATTCATTGTTCTTCCATGAAATTTCCTACCAGAACTGTTACTGCTATTATGAAAAGGTACTACACCACCTTGTCCAGAATACCATAAACCCATAATTACATCTAAATTAGGATGGGTTCTATCGAATAATTCAATTTTTAAATTAGGACATTTAGAGTTTGGTTGATAAACATGTTCCCACCATTTCCAGTTTCTTGCTAATAATTGTCTTGGTATTTGATTTTCAGGTAAAGTTCCCCTAATAAAATTTTTAAATTTACTTAAATTTTTAACAAGAGAAGGAAACTTATTATCAACTACACCAACAGATAGTGGATACCCTGGGTCGGATAAAAAGATCACATGAACATTTGGAGGTACATCAAATTTTGTTCCGACCGATACCCCGTGACCAATAACAAAACCAAAGCGAGAAGTTTCTGCGGCATTTCTGATTATATTTCGTTTAATTATATTACCTCCCGTATTTATATTACTTTGTCTACGCGCTCGGGAAACCGTATAGACTGGAGTATTAGCCATTTATGTATGCAAACATTTTACTTCCGCCCGAACATCTTGGAGTACTTGCTGTGGACCCACCGGGCATCCTCCTTGTAGATCCGGGACGCACGGGGCAGGGTCCGCTTGGTCAGCGTGCTGATGGCGATGAGGCGGCGGATGACCGCATGGGGATCCTCGTGGCCCTTGCTGACCGCCTTGGTCAGCGCCTTGCGGCGGTTCGTGGTCGCCTCGACCGGGTGGTAATGGTAGCGAGTCAGCATGCCCGCCTTGAGCTTGCCAATAATCTTGGGGCCCTTGCCTATCGCACCGACATCCTTGGTCGGCACAGCGCGCACCTTGCTCATGCCGGCCTTGCGGGTATAGCTGAACGTCTTACCATCCTTACGGTGGACCGTGATGGTCTTGCGCTTGCGGTGGACAGTGTATCCGGAACGGATGATGGTACGCATATGTACTCTATGCTAGGAAAAAAGTCTACCGAGCCTGGTCATATCCTCGAAGAAATAGCCGAAATTTAACCTCATTTGACGCACTAAAATCAAAGGCTGTCCCGTCTGTAATAGATAGGTTGAGTGCCGGGTAATCATAGGTGTGTCTCATTTTCATTGTAGAATAGAGGATACTGAGGGCATACGACTTAAGATCCTTCACCTCCATGAAAGAGTCCCACACGAGATTTAGAGAAAGTACGTCCGTGCGCCCAAGGAATGGCCCACCCGGTATTGATTCACTTGCGCCACCATCAATGTAATTCCACCCATCCGAAAGCTTGACACTCGAAAAAAGGAATGGAATTGCGACAGAGGCGCAGACTACGTCCAATACACTCATCGTCGGGGCCGTATCGACCGAAAAATAGACCGTCTGGGATCTTCCCACGCAGAATGTAGATACGTGAAACTTGACAGGGTACCACGCAAAGAGTTCCTGGAATGACACGTCATCCTTCCCGAAAAACTTTCGACAGGCATCAACAAGAATTTTGCGCACTTTTGAGGATGGCACGAGGCCGTAGTCTTTCAAGAGACTCTTTATGTTAGGTTTCATGACCTGTTTGACGGGCACAGAGATGGCGTAATCCAGTACTTTTGCCGGATCGCCTTTGGTCACGCAAAACAGAAAGCTCAAAAGAGCGCCGGCTGATGCCCCCGAGATTTCCTCAAGGTCATCGAGCCGGCCGTCCCTCTTAAACTTGGCGAGAACGCCGAGATATAGAAAAAACCCCATTGCGCCTGGGCCTATCGCCAAGTGGCGCATCTATTCTGAGGATCTAATAAAACTGCGGAAAAAGACCGCGCAGAGAGGCAAACACGATGGCAAACACAAGCGTGTGTACTCCGGTCGCCGCGAACCCACCCGATGGGGGAAGGGTCAGGACCACCCCTGGAGCCAGAAGGATAAAAAGGGCCAGAGGAACCAGAAGGTCCGCAAGGGTCAGAGTGAATTTAAAAACAAATTTGATGATTGCCCATGAAAGAATAGCAAAAAGAAGGGCATGAATAAGGAGTCCTGGGGTTGGCTTCGCCCAGAGATTCGCGAGAGCAAAGAGACACGTGGGCACCAGTACCTTTGGCCCCGTGATGTCGATCATTTATATAGGCGCGCAAAAATTTAAAACACGTGAATATTTGCCCACGTATAAAAGTTTTCTGGAGGAACACGATCCCTGACGATTCGGATCTGGCGAACGCGTCCCCACAACTCCCGTGTTACAGGCTTCGGGTCAAGAGATGGTGGGAATTGCGTCGGATTCAGGACCAGGTCCACAAACTTAGGATAGGTACATGAAGGTTTGCGTCCTAGGAAGTTGTCATGAATGAATTCTAAAACAAAATTCCATCCGTCCAAGAGTTCATCAGAATAAAGATCTTGCCAGTCTTCCGGATGGATCTCGGGATCATAGTCGTCCGAGCAGTCCGAGTCATAGGCATATTGTTCGCCCTGGTAGGCGTCACGAGAGTACTCATCATTGAGTCCCATTTTGTCTTGTGAATTATACGATCGAAGCCTCTAAGCCTCAAAGATTCGCGAGCCCCGTTACACTGACGCTGGTCGTCTCCTTGGAGGGTGCGGCATCCTGGATGGCCGTCCAGGCACCCTCGACTTGGGCCTCATTTCCACCGAAGAATGTCGCCAGTCCCCGACGGATAACATCCTTGGTAATCGACCCCTTCGTCTGCTTGGTCTTCAGGTTCACCTTGACCTTCTCTTGGACGTTGACCGTGTCAATGTCGTTTTGCTTCATATGGGACGAAATCATCCCCTTGAGCTCCTTCTCACGGGCATTCAGCGTCCCGATGTCTTTACGTGCTGCAGCGAGCTGGGCCTTCAGGTGGACCCACTCCGTCATAGCGGTTTTGAAATCCATTACTGGTATTTCGTGCCTTTTTTTTAAGTTAGTCCGGGCGCGACAAACTCCCGTGATTTACTGGTACTGGTAGTCAATCTCGAACTTGGGACGCATGACGTCGGGCGGGATCGTGCTGAGGTTGAAGATGCTGACCGGGTCGCGGGGGTTCAGCGGCTCGGAGCGGAAGTCGCGGTTGGCGTTACGCAGAACACCGCCGAGCGTCTCGGGGTAGCCAATCTGGCTGCGGGGGTCGAGGTAGTTCTGGTTGCCCAAGATCTTGTCCGGACTGAACTGACCAAAGTCCTCGGTCGCCACCACATCCTTGGGGATGAGGCTGGCGGAGCTGACGGTCTGGCCAATGTTATCGCCCATGCCACCATTGACTGGGGAAGGCATCATAGAATTAGCAACATCGCGAGTACCGCCACCCATCACGTTCATCCCTTGGAGGCTAGCCGGGGCTGAGCCCACACCGAAGCCACTCTTCTTGGGGGCGAAAAGTAAAACCAAAATGATAACGACCAGAACCACGATGGCGAGCCCCTTGCGATTCATTTATACTTAGTGTCTACTTTTTTTTCCGGCTGGGACGTCTAGTCCAGATAATCGGCCGGATCATCCTCAATCTCGGGCTCATCGGTGAACGCATAGTCCGTCTTGACGGCCGGCCTGGAAACTCCACGGACGCGCACCTGGAGCACCCTCCACACGGGACCGAACGACTTCTTCAGAAACCACAGACCCGAGAGCTCAAGGAGCGCATCGACTGTCGCTCCCACCTTGACGTCCTGGAGCTCGACCGAGTTCTTCTGGGTGTCGAATGCGACAGTGACCACCTGACCCTTCATGGACGCGAGACTCGCCCCGAGTACAGAGTCCGTCACACTCTCCTGGAAGGCAGTCTGGATCGTCTCATCGCTGAGCTCCTTACCGAACCACTCAACCTTCGACGCCTTGGCCTGGGTCAGGAGCTCCTCATCAATTGTCGAGAAAATTTGAGATCCCTCCGGAACCTTGAAATTCACAGACTTGGTTGACAAATCATCCTGAAGAACGAGACCATTCACCTGGCGCTGAGCTCCATTAATCTTCAGAAAATACCGGCCGTCGGGCAACTTCTGGGGCTTTCCGTACTCCATCTATGTCATTCATACAAAAATATTCTTTAACTTTAGAAGATGTCTAAGACATGCGGAGCCCAGTACATTCTGAAAGATTGTCAGTGTATTGCGGATCCGTTCGACAGGTACGCGACAGTCTGCGGATACATCAGCAAGGTTGACGGTCTTCTCTATTCATGCGATGATGGATGCTGTTCCGAAAAATGTGATAATTTAAATAAACTTCCGACAGGTATCGAAAATCGACCTTCGGCGGGCGTGTCACTCCCCCCTGGGTATGGTAACAACCTTCAGACGAGTTCAAAGCCGAATCCGGTAGGAACACCATTTAGTGCTGTAAATTCAACTGGGCCTCTCGGGTCATCAGTATCAGCCTGGAAAATTTTGTTGATAGCAGTGATACCATTGATACTGGTCGTATTGCTCTCGTGTTTACTCTAGTTAAAGAGGCGGACCCTGAATAGAGTACAAGATGGCCACTACCACCGATATTCCCGTGACTCTCGATGCTCTGATGAAGGAGATGAAGGCGCTCCGCAAGGAGGTTCGCAAGATCCGCACGCACATCGAGGACCCGACCGGAGAGAAGCAGGCTGAGCGTTCCAAGAACAATGGCTTCAACAAGCCTCGGGACGTGTCCCCGGAGCTTCGGGCCTTTCTGGGCCTCGGAGCTGCCGAGCAGATCTGCCGTACCGACGTGACCAAGCGCGTCAATGTGTACGTGACGGACAAGGGCTTGAAGAATGGCAAGTTCATCTCCCTGGACGAGCCCCTGAAGGCTCTGCTGAATGTGCCCGAGGGCGTCCAGGTGAGCTTTCTGAACCTTCAGAAGTTCCTGGGTCCTCACTACCTGAAGGACCCAAACGCCCCCGAGAAGAAGCCCCGGGCCAAGAAGGAGGCGCCAGTGGAGGTGGAGGGTGCGGTGGCGGCGCCGGTGGAGACTCCGAAGGAGAAGAAGATGCGCCCGAAGGTGGCCAAGGCGACTGCCTGAACTGGCTTAAACAACTGGAACTTGTACTAAACACACAATGGATGAAAAAATAGCACCTCCGGCTCTGTCCAGGGACCACCTGAACACATTGGTCGGAACAAAAATCAAAACCATGGAACTGTATCAACGGGCTTTCACTCACAAAAGCGCGTTGAAGCGGTACACTGGCCTCACGGGCTCGTACGAAACTCTCGAGTTCATGGGCGACTCGGTCCTCGGGTTCATCATCACCAAGCACCTCTTTGACCTCCATGAGAAGGAACAGGAGGGCTTTCTGACAAAGGCGCGCACGAAGATGGTCCGTGGGAAGACTTTGTGCGAAATTTCCAAAGTTCTCGGCCTCGACAAGCTCATTCTGATGGATGAGAAGGGCGAAAGGAACGGCTGGAACACCAACGAGCACATCATGGAGGATGCTTTTGAGGCGCTCGTTGGTGCCATCTATCTGGATCTCGGGATGGTCCATGCCAAAAAGTTTGTTCTCGAGTCCTTCACAAAGGTGACAACATCACTTGTGGATGACAATTACAAGGACCAGCTCATGCGGTGGTGCCAGGCGCTCAAGTTTGACCTGCCTGAATATCGTCTGGTCAGCCAAGTCAATGGCCAATTTTTCATCACGGTCGTCGTGGATGGTATGGACTGTGGGTCAGGTTTCGCACTGACTAAAAAACAGGCCGAACAAAATGCGGCCGAGATTGTACTTAAGACGGACCCCCGTTTCAAGAACAAAACGATACCACGGAATGTCGCATCTCGAAGCGAGAGCCCGTGAACTCATCAGCGCCGTATATGCCGAACAAAGATCTCAGGAATGGTTAGATCTCCGCGAGCAGATGATCACGGCGAGTGATGTCGCGAGTGCTATAGGTGAAAATCGTTATGAAAGTGTTGATTCATTTGTTAAAAAGAAGGTCCTGAAGACAAAGTGGGCCGGGAATGCAGCCACGGCACACGGCACGGCCCTCGAGCCCATGGTCCGGGATATGTACGACCAGAAGACCGGGCGCAAGTCCCACGAGATTGGTCTGGTTCAGCATCGCGAGTACCCGTGGCTCGGCGCATCTCCTGATGGGGTCACAGAGGATGGCCTCCTTATCGAGATCAAGTGCCCCTTAACTCGCAAAATTGAGAAAAAGGTCCCCCCGTATTACTTGCCACAGGTTCAGCTCCAGCTGGAGATTACGGACCTCGAGGAGTGTGATTTTATTCAATACAAGCCAGGCCCGCCCGAGGAGTACGTGGTCATTCGAGTCCAGCGCGATCGTGAGTGGTTCGCCAAGAATCTTCCGGCAATGCGCATCGCATGGGACCGCATAGTCAAGGGCCGCGAGTTTGGCCTGTGCGAAATCATTGACGATCCAGTGCCATGGTCTGAAGGTGGTATTAAGGAAGAAACCCGTTGTGATATTATAGAGGAGGAAGATGGTGCCTCTGTTCCAATGTAAGCACAAGCCAAAGATGCTCACATGTAAGGAGTGTCAAGGCAAGTTCTGTACCAGATGTATTCAACTCGAGGCGCACGAGTGCCCCAAGTTGAGTACACGTATCCAAAAAGATCGAGACAATTTAAAAACCCAATTGGTCAAGGTGGTTGCGGCAAAGGTGGCACCGATTTAGGCCCCCAGTCCCTCACTTCAGGTTCCTCATAATATAGGCAACCAGCGCCAAGACTACCAGAGTAATCAGAAGGTTCCTGAAATCCTTTGTAATCTTAAAGGTTCCGGGCATCTGGTCACGTTGACGACCCATCCAGCTCCACGGTTGCTCGGGGCGGTACCACGTCACGGTACCATCCGAGTACTCCATTTTACGCGTCGGGAACATCCCATGGGGCGCATAGTTCGGGTCAATCGTCTTGAGAAAGACGTTCCCGGACAGATCCTTGGGCTTGACTCGGAGATCGTCTGTGTAGTCGGTAGGGGTTTCGTCGATCGCGGTCGTATATGATCCATCGATAAAGACATCCTTGCGGAAGCCATCGTGGTTAATCCCATAGTCCCCTGTGAACGTCGTTATATTGAACTTGTCAATCTGAAGACGGTCATCAATCATAAGCGTCGAAGCCATTCTATTACGTACTTACATTATTTTTGTACGCCTTGGTTTTCATCTTGACCTTGTGAAGCTCCCACATCTCGTCAAGGTCCACATCGAGCATATGGGCCAGCTGGAAAAGATAACTAAATACGTCGCCCATTTCCATAACCACGTCAGTCCCACGGTCCTTCTTGAGCCCGGTCTTTTTGTAGATCCGGTGCTTCTGCCTGATACTTGACGCAAGCTCGCCCATCTCTTCATTCAGAAGCATCCACACGATGCTGACTGGGGCCTTGTCCCAACCCTTCTGTTTACATAGGTATGCTGTCTCATCACGAAACTGATTCATTTCTTATTGGTGAAACGCCGCCAGTCCTTAAGAGGTGATTCGTGCGAGCTGCTTTCGGTACCTATAAACCATCATGATCGCAAAGACGAGCAGAACAAACTCGGCAAAGAGCTTGGCGCTCTCGATCTTGTTCTCTTGGGGCGTCTTTGTCTCGATCCATGGTCCGACCACCATCAGACTGAAAATACGAATGAGGCGTTCGATCGCGAAGAAGATGAGGAAACCAAAGAGGATGTCGTCGAGGGCTCTCATATACTATTTACCCATATTATTTCCGACAGATTTCCTGGAAAGGATGTAGATGATGCTTCCGCAGCAGATGATACACCCAATGGTACCGAACATGTTTGAACACCGAGACGGTTTATTAGGATCGCTGGGACCACACGTAAAGTTTTGAATACAGCTCATAATACACAAAGTCAGAACGCATGCGAACATAATTTGAAAGTTATTCATCATTTGTATTATCTTTTAAAAAATTCCAAATTTGAAGTTGCTCGGAAGCTTGTTGCCATACGTGCTGGTGGTGACCGGGATCGGGAGGGGCACGGGGTTCTCGGAAATGTCGCGCAGGTACACAAGCTGCTGAAGCATTCCAGTCGAGATGGTGGCTGTGGAGCGCCGGACGACCTCGTCGTTCATGGCGGCGACCTGACTCCGGACATTTGTGTTCGGATCATTCACCAGATCGGTGTAGACAACGCGCATCATCGACTGGACGTCACCCTCGTTCTGGGGTTCGATCTCATACCCGGTCTTGTCCTTGATGGCCGAGATAATGGACTGTTGGATTCCCGCCCGATTAAAGTCGGAAAAGAAGGCGTTGCCAAGAGGTGTCGGAAGACTCAGGCGAATCGGCTTGAGATCATAGGTCTCCATATTGAGATAGACCTACATAAAAAAACTGGCCGTAATCTTTACAATGAAGGTCCTCAAGCGCGATGGTTGCCCCGAGGAAATGCTTTTCGACAAGGTGACCAAGCGAATTTCAAAACTAAATTCAGCGCCAGAGTTCAAACCTCTCAATGTACAGCCTGACAAGGTCGCCCAGAAGGTGTTTTCATCCATGTACGATGGGATATCTACGGCCGAGATTGATAACCTGACGGCCGAGGTGGCCATCGGAATGATTACCGAGGATCCCGACTATGAGACACTTGCCATGCGCGTCACAGTTTCAAACCTTCAAAAGAATTGCCCCAAGACATTTACGGATTGTGCGTATGAACTACTCGCGAGAGGAATCGTCTCACCTCAATTTTGTAATGAAATTCCACTCGATGTAAACTCTTGGATTGTCCCTACACGCGATTACCTCTTTGGATATTTCGGGATCAAGACGCTCCAGAAGGGCTACCTAAACGAGGGCGAGACGCCCCAGTATCTCTTCATGCGTGTCGCCATAGGTATTCATGGGTCCAATACCGAGAGGGTCCGAGAGACCTATGACTTGATGTCCCAGAAGTACTTTACGCACGCGACGCCGACCCTCTTCAACGCCGGAACTCATCGACCCCAGATGTCGAGCTGTTTCCTGATTGCCATGAAGGATGACAGCATCGAGGGCATCTATGATACACTCAAGGAGTGCGCGCAGATTTCCAAGTGGTCCGGGGGAATCGGCGTCCACTGCTCGAACATTCGTGCGAATGGCAGCAAAATTAGGGGAACGAATGGAATCGCCGATGGCATCGTGCCAATGCTTCGCGTCTTCAATAACACGGCCCGATACGTCAACCAGGGGGGCGGGAAGCGGAAGGGTTCCTTTGCCATCTATCTGGAGCCTTGGCACGCCGACATCATGGAGTTCCTGGAACTCCGCCTGAACCAGGGCGACGAAGAGATGCGCTGCCGAGACCTCTTCACGGCAATGTGGATCCCGGATCTCTTCATGCAAAAGGTTGAGGCCGATGAGGACTGGCACCTGATGTGTCCCAGTGAGTGCCCTGGTCTTCCAGACGTCTATGGACAGAAATTTAACGAGTTGTATCAGCTGTACGTCGACCAGGGACGCTTCCGCAAGTGCGTCAAGGCTCGAATCGTCTGGGATGCTATCCTCAAATCCCAGGTCGAGACCGGGACTCCCTATATGTGCTACAAGGATTCAGTCAACGCCAAGTCGAACCAGTCAAACATCGGGACTATCAAGTCGTCCAATTTGTGTACAGAAATCATGGAGGTTTCGGAGGCGGACGAGACGGCCGTGTGTAACCTGGCATCGATCAGTCTTCCCGCGTTCGTGATTCCCAAGACGTACAGGCACGGTGAGGAGGACGGGCCGGGCTTCAACTTTGCCAAGCTCGAGTGGGTCGCCGAGGTTGTCACTCGCAATCTGAACCGCGTGATTGACCGGAACTACTATCCGACCGAGGCGGCCCGGAAGTCAAACCTTCGCCACAGGCCGATCGCCATCGGGGTCCAGGGACTTGCGGATGTCTTCATGATGATGGGACTCTCGTTCGATGAACCCAAGGCTCGCAAGCTCAACCAGGACATCTTTGAGGTCATCTACTGTGGAGCGTTGCGCGCATCCGCAAAGCTGGCCGAGATCGATGGACCCTATGAGACCTATGATGGCTCGCCAGCCTCCAAGGGTCTGCTCCAGTATCACATGTGGGACAAGATGCCCGAGAGGTTTGAGGATGTCGAGAGTTTCATCCGGATCAACGGACTCCGAAACTCGCTTCTGGTTGCGCCGATGCCGACCGCGTCGACCGCACAGATTCTGGGGAACAACGAGGCGTTCGAGCCTTACACGACCAACATCTATCTGCGGCGGACTTTGGCCGGCGAGTTTGTCATGATTAACAAGCACCTCATCAAGGATCTCCAGAATATCGGCCGATGGAGCCCGGATATCAAGACGGAAATTGTGCGTCAGGGAGGGTCTGTCCAGACGCTCGACATTCCGGACCGACTCAAGGAGATTTACCGGACCGTCTGGGAAATTCCTCAAAAGTCAATCATCGAGATGTCGGCGGACCGAGGGCCGTTCATCGACCAATCGCAGTCTCTGAACATCTTCATGGAGAATCCGACACCGTCCAAGCTGACCAGTATGCACTTTTACGGATGGCGCAAGGGGCTCAAGACTGGAATGTACTATCTGCGGACCCGTGCCAAGGCAAAGGCCCAACAGGTCACGGTCCCGGTCGGGCAGGTCTCGCTGGCCCCGACCGCTGAGCAGGTTCTTGCGTGCTCTCTCGCGAACCCTGGGTCTTGTGATATGTGCTCGGGTTAAATGCTTAAAACTTTTGTCTTTTATTTCATAATGGATGAGTGCTGGAGGCACCTTCCGTATGATATGGTTCGTCTCGTCATCGAAATGTCAGAACCGTCGATCGATGTTCGACTTGCGTTCGGCATAAAACCTAAGAGACTTGAGGTGGCAAGGGCCTGTCGACTATGGCACCTCCTCAAGTATCATGATGGTCTCATTTACAATTTAAATACAAAAACCCTTCACAATTTTGTGATCCCAGGGGTCTACATTGTTCGACGACCTATCGCACTCAACTACCATACGGCCGGTCTATGGGTCTTTAACGATACGGAAGATGATTACACGGTGGAAATGACCGGCGCGGACGGGGCAATAATATGCTATCCAACGACCGAACCGTGGATCACAGAACGTAAAGTCCTTTTGAAAGGTTAGGAGTTACTTTCGAACACTCTTATTTAGTGCGGTCATCATGCGCCACCGATTCATGGCATTTCTGTTCATTCTTGCCCAGTTCACAGGTGGGACATACATAGAAAACACTTTCTTATTTGGCGATCGCTTGGGGGTCGGGGACCGCTTGGGGGTCGGGGACCGCTTGGGGGTCGGGGACTTTTTTACCGACTTGACAAGGTTAAGAAGACGCCTTCTTGCCATAGCCTTGCGTTCCTGTAGCTTCGAAACGTGTTTCCGAATTTTCTCCCAGCGATTGCGAGCCTGTGAGGACCGACGCTTCTGCATTTCTGCGGCTGATGGCTTGGCCCACTGACGCAGTGATCCAAAGTTAAACTTTGTAAGACCAGTGTTCGGCATTGTACTTAAAAATATCAAACATTTTATCTAGAATGGTCCTCTGGATCGACATCGACCGGAGCCTGATCGAGTGTGTGCCGACTGGGAAGGAGTCCGGGAAGTTTCGCTATAGACTCGGTGGAAGTCCTTTGCGTTTTCAGATTCCACGCGGGATGTGTACATGGGGAGTCTCGGCCTACAAGTCCATGAATGTCGAGCTCTCGTCTCGTGAGTTTATTTCATGGTGGAAGGAGCTCGAGACCCAACTGTGTCCTGTGATCCCCTTCAATTCGAATCTAAAAGGAGGATCGAACGGGTCATCCCTTCGGGTCAAGGTGGATGATGCGACCTATATTTTTGATGAAAATTCAAAACAGGTCACGCCCGGGGTCCAAGAGGGTCTCTTTCGTGGGCAAGAACTGTCCTGTCTGATCGACATCGAGTCGAATTACTTTTTTAATGGTTCTTGGGGGCTGACCGTGCGCGCTTCACAGGTGAAGACTTACGGCGACTCGGAGGATGTCGACGAGCCAGAGACGACTGCTGCTGTCGCACCTGGGCCGATCTTGACCGGCCGGTGTGCCTTCCTGTCAGAATAGATCACTAGATAGTTCTTGCTATATTAAAAACTGTATTCGCCCCTTCGGCCGCGGCAAACATAGGGGACGCCATGGTCAGCTGGTAAAAGCCGTAGGCTAATAAAGGAACAAGAAATCCTAAGCAAATAAAGAGATATCCGAAGGATGCCGGTGGAGGTTTGGAGGGGGGCTGACCAGCGGGGGCCGGCGGGGGAGTCGTTCTGGACATCCTCACGAGCCAAATACCACATGCACAAAAAATGATGGCTATAAATGGAGATGCGTAAAGACCCATTTTCGCTTTCAGATCACCGACTTCCTGAAGTCCTCCCAATACGGCCGCCATATACTATTACTTGGCATAAATTTCTCGTGCGCGCTTGAGCAGAGGGCCCTGAATTAGGGCAAATCCCTTAATACCCAGCTCCTTCTTCGCCTTGGCAACCGCCTTGATCCAAGGGTTCGCCTTCGAATCCTTGGATTTGGACTTGCTGACAATCTCACCATCCTTCTTCTTGAGGTCCTTCTTCGTGAGGCCTCCGGCAGTACGGGTCGCATTTCCGTGCATCACCTGAGCGCGCGATCCGATCGACATTGTACTATAAGTAGACATTTTATTCTAAAATTACACTCTAAATATCTTACGAAGCGCGTGGATCGTAATCTTGGTCTTCGTCACGTTCGGCACCTGTGTCGCGAGTGTGGGGTCGTTCAGGACCTCTGCGCAAACCCGCGCCTTCCCTTCTTGTAATTGCATGATGCTCTGCTCGACTGAAGGCAGTGGCTGTACACCATCGTATCCCACGTAGACCAGCCGTTTCACAAACACCTTCTGTATCTGGCCCGTTCGATGAGCGCGACCGATCGCTTGTAACTCTGTCGCCGGGTTCCACGCAGGGGTCGTAATGTAGACGCGCGTCGCCTCCTGAAGGTTGAGGCCGACTCCGCCCGCCTTGATCTGGATCAGGAAAACCGCAGCGGGACGAGTTCCTGTGGAACTCGCCCCCTTAAATCCTGCGATCGCCTCCTCGCGTTTCTCCTTGAGGACTGAGCCGTCGATTCGAAACACAGGAATGTTGATCGCCGTGAGCCTCTCTTGGATATGGTCCATTTCACCCATAAATTGTGTGAAAACCAGGGCCTTTTCTTTACGGTGCGACTCGATCAATTCGATCAGAGTATTCATCTTTTTCGATCCGTACGTCCACAGGATCGGGTCCGAGTCATCCTTAAGAGCCATCCCATCCAGGTATAGCTGAGGCCACGTCATCACCTGCCGCACGCGAAGCAGCGCCTCGAGCACCTCCATCTGACGGCCCGCGCCCGCACCCAGGTTAACCACTTCGCGGACCACATCCTGACCTCGGCCGAAGGCCTCGGCATAGAGTCCCTTCTCTTCTTGGCTCATCTCGAGTTCGATATTCTCAAACTCGCATGGAGGCAATTCTAGTCTCGAATTGAAGCGAGCCACGCTCTCCTTGGTGCGCCTGAGGACGTAGGTCTCGCGGATCTGGTCTGTGTAGCCCTGGACCACGTCCCGCGGAAGGCCCACGAAACTACAGAGGGCCACAAAATCCTTGATCGAATTGAAGACGGGCGTGCCAGAGACGACCCATCGAATGGGAGCCTGAATGGCCCGACAAGCGATGTGGCTTTTCGATTTGTTGTTTCGAATTTCGTGGCCCTCATCCAGGATCACACGGTCCCACGAGACCCCCAGCAGAGGGCACACCGGGCCGCCCGGACGCTGCGGCAGGACCGAATACGGCGCGACCACCACATTCGGTATATTGGCCGAAAGCGCACGCTTGGCTCCATCGAATGCCGCGACGCTCAGACTCGGCGCGAAGCGCGCGATTTCATCGCACCACTGACCGACGATCGACTTTGGAACCACAACCAACGTGTGGGGTTTTGGGTTCGCCAGCATCGTCGCGATTAGCTGGACGGTCTTGCCGAGCCCCATCTCATCGCACAGGAAGCCGCCCGGGTGCGATTCCGCCAGCTCGCGCGCCACGAGCCACTTAAGGCCATCGTGCTGATAGGGGGAAATCAGGCGGGTTCGGAGGAGTGACATTGTTTTTTGGTCTGGATCCAAGGTAGGGTTCCAGACCCTGACTTGGGGACGACACGAATTTCTTCTCTCCGTCCTTGGTAGGAATGTCGTCCGATGAACTCGTTCGGAAAATTACAAACATTATTCGCAACCATGCAAATCCAAAGCAAGGCTTGAATAACTTGAAGCGCAATCAGGATATTGTCCCGGGAATTGTGGCCATTATCAAGGGGGCCGTGGGAGGCCAGGCAACGACCAAGGCTCTTGTCCAGAACGCGCCCACCAACGATCTTGTCAATTCTATTACAAAATTGATCCGTAATAGCGTGAAACTTCCGAATACGACCAAGGCGACGGTAGTCGAACGCCTATCTCAAGAAAATCAGACCAATGAATTGGTCCAGAAAATTCTGCAGTCATTTAAGAACGCGCTCCCGCCTCCGACCCTAGTGTCCCCCGGGTCTGCCACTGCCGAAAAGCCAAAACCCGCAGACTCCATTGGGGGCGCTTACTATGGCGGAAAGCGAATCGGCTGGGTCTTCGATACTCCGAGTGGACCCGGATTCAAGCTGAAAGGCACGAAGGATGCCGTGATCGAACATAAGGGATGGAGACTTAAGGGCCCGAGAAACACGAATGCCTATAATTTATACTATACAAAGACTCCACGAGTGCCACGAACAAACGTGCCTCTGAATCAGGGAACTCCACGCGCTCCCTGGTCCTGGCCCGGCTTTTCTCTCAAAAAACCAAACGGTCAGCAAGTGAACCAGAGGCCAGCGAACCAGCGGCCGGCAAACCAGCGGCCGGCGAACTCTACAAATCAGAAGCCGCCACGTGCTCCATGGACCTTCCCTTCTATTTTCTCGCGTAAGAATAAGATGCCTATGTATGGGCCAGAGATGAAGCCAAACTTCCTTCCTCCTGTTCAGACCGGAGTGAACAGTAATGGTCGTCCTAACTATGGCCCGCCACCTCCCGGATACGTACTGACTACCCGTAACAACAAGACGGGCTACTATAAGAACATGAATGCCAAGCCCCTCAATGCCAATGCCAAGCCCCTCAATGCCAATGCCAAGCCCCTCAATGGCAAACCCCTCAATGCCAATGCCAAGCCCCCACCGACACTGCGCAACTATTCAAATATGGGCCTTAAGCAACTTTTAAATGCTCGGTCCAGGTATCCTGAGAATGCGGCCAAGATTACAGCTCTTATTAAGGAGCTTTTTAAGAGGGCTCTATATGAACTCGAGTATGAATCGGGGTCCAAGCGCGCCCGGAAGATCGGCGAGCTCTTGCGCCTTTTGCCGCGGACCTTTAACGGACGCCGGAATGCCACCTCTCTAGTAATCGACAATGTACGTAATACCCGTAATAACCGTGAGCTATCGAATCTGGCATCGAACCTTGGACGGGTTCCCAACGAGAACATTGCTCGCGCGTTCGCTGAACAGAAGAAACGCCTCAAGCGTAAGACAGATGGCGGCGGTAATAATATCAATGAAATTCGACGCCGCCGCACAATCCTAGGCGGGGGTTCGGGTGGCGGCTACGGCGGGGGTTCGGGTGGCGGCTACGGCGGGGGTTCGGGTGGCGGCTACGGCGGGGGTTCGGGAGGCGGCTACGGCGGGGGTTCGGGTGGGAACAGCAACCTCAATGAGATTCGACGCCGACGCGCGTTTCTTTCGCGCGGCTCAGGTGGTGGTGCCGGGAACGGGGGAGGAGGATATGGTGGTGCCGGAAACGGGGGAGGATATGGTGGTGGTTACGGAAACGGAAGCCTTCCCCCGCCTCCTCCTCTGCCTCCTACGCAGCAGACTGCAATCAACAATGCTGGTGGAATTCCTCGGGCTCTCAATACGGTCGCGGCCGTTCCAGGGGGCGCGCCTGCGGTTGCCAAGGCGGCCGAGGCCCTCAACGAGACGGGTGGCAATGTCGTCCAAGCCATCAATGTCAAGGGTGCGAGTCCTGCCGCAATCAATGCGGTCCAGAAATTAGGAGGGAAGAATAATGCCGTAAATGTTCTTGCGGGCCTGAATACGATGGCTCAGAAGCCAGCGACCCGCGCTATGAAGAGGGGTCCGCGAAAGACCTCTAAGAAGTTCCGACCTCGTCTGGCCGAATTGAATAAGGTGATTAATTCAGTCAAGAAGAAGAAGCTGATCTCGATCATCGCTCATAATGTCACCAAGACGCATGAGATTCACCCGAACGACGAGAAGCTCAAGAAGTACTATCGCAAGGTTATCAAGGCGAATATTCTTCGAACGCCATTCTCGAATATTGTTCGCAAGGCGGCAAAAAAATAGTTGTACATATTATATGGCCGGGGCATTGATCATTATAGTGGTTATGTTTTTCGTGGCTCTTATGTGTGCTGGAGGCGGATACTGGTATTGGACAACAACCCAGGTATCAAGCCCGGCTCCCACACCTGGCTCCACACCAGGCCCCGTTTCTTCTCCAGCAGCGACCGATCCCCGGTCGAGCGTCTGGTCTTTAGGACAGTCTCTTGTATCAGCTCCGACCGATTTGTTCACTCTTAAAGGAACGACATTCGCAACCAAGCCGACGGGCGTTCCAAACACGGCCGCTCTCATTGCAGCAGCGCCGACCGTCAACTATACGTTTTCGATTGATTTTAAGCTGGCCGGCACTCGACCGGACACCGGCGCGACTCAGATATTTTATCACGTCAGCTCTAGCACGGGCGTGCGTACTCCAACACTTTTTATTTTGAGCAACAACTGGGGAGCAGGTTACAAGGGATGTCCGCATGTTGCTCATGCAGCTCAACCTTCCGGAGAAGGGTGGATGGCGGCGCCTCCGAATCATACGACGCCACCTGTTCCCGATGATGTCTGGACGAATGTGACAGTCACGGCATCTGATAAAACTGTCAGTATGTATATCAATGGAAGCACAACTCCTATCACGACTGGAATTGTGCCCAATAATGGTACTCTCATTTGGCAACCAGAACCTGATCCGGCAAATGCATGGAAATGGGATTGTGGACCTATCACCGCCACCGGTCAAATGCAAATTGCAAACTTCTACTGGTGGAATACGGCTCTGACGACGGCGCAGATTGCCCAGCTCAAAGTGCCATCCAGCCCTACTACGGGCGTCGCGACGACGTCCTATTATATGCCCGAGCCGTATTCAAAATATTAAAATGTAAGTTCAATATAAATGTCGGCCCCACCAAAGTCGAACATGATGATTTACGTGGGTATCGCAGTTTTTGTGCTTTGTATCTGTGTTGCTGTGGGTATCTACTTTGCCACGCAGGGAGGCTCTCCGGCCCCTGATACATCGTCGACTGCGTCGACTCCCGGTCCGGCGTCGACTTCCGGTCCGGCTCCGGCCCCCGCTTCACCTAAAAAATATACGTTTGTCGGAGAAGGGAAGTGTATTAACAAACTGACCGCAACTGGAATGTGCTCTGGGGTGGCAGACGCCACTGCGATCGGTCTGCAGTCAAATGGCTGCTGGCATTGTTTAAAAACTGAAGATGGAACCGCGCAGGATCAAGCGGCTGCGGTTGCAACCTACACAGGGGGTCTTTTTCCGTTCACACGAGTACACTATGATTATGTTGGAAATGGACCGTGTACTAATGATATTTCTGCCGCACGTACCACGTGTAGCACGCAGACCGGAACTGATACGATCGGTCGGCAGTCAAATGGCTGCTGGCATTGTTTAAAAACTGTAACCACGGCAGGGAATAAGAATGTATCAGATTACACAAACGGCCTTTACCCTCTTGCCGCTTAAAAAAATCGTGTCAAGCCCAAGCCAGAACTTAAAGAGGTAAAGACCTCTTATCGTGTAAAAAAGATGGACTCGTTTCCATACATTCAGAAATTGAACAGCATCCGGGCCGGACTGATAAACGATCAGTCCCCCGCGCCATCGTGGGTTCGCATCACGACAATCACGATGTGTTCAAAGTTTCTGGAAGATATCGATCTTCCCAAGTTTCGCGAGAATTTCAAGAAACTTGAGACGGTTTACGTTCGACCCAAGGGGTCTCGGGCTCGAGGCTTTGCGTGGAAGATGAAGGAGACGGCCTTTTATAACCAGGTGACAATCGGATATGAGGATCACTCATCTCGCAAGAGCATCAAGCTCTTTCCGAACGGCTCTATACAGGTGGCCGGATGCGCGGACCTCTTTGACTGTCGGCGGATCCTCAAGCAATTATCCTTTATTTTGATGGTCGTCCTTGGAAAAGAGGTGAAGGTTCCCGTGGATGAGGTGGCGGTCAAGATGATCAACACAAACTTTTCTTTGAATTGCTCCGTGAACCTCCTCAAGATTATCGCAAAACTTTCAAAGCCCGCCCCTGGACAGGACTCTGCGAGTCCCTCGTTCAAAGTCACTTTCGACCCCGACAGGTACAGCGCAGTCAAGGTGAAGTTCGTGCCGAAGCCAGGACAAAAGCAGGTGACGGCCAGCATTTTTAGCACGGGGAAGATCATCGTGACCGGGGCTCAGACATTAGACGAGATCGCAGAGGCTTACGCAATTTTGAATCAAAATTTGAGGGATCCGGCCATTCTTATCAAGCCGGCGGTACAGCCCGAGCTCTTCGACAACATCATGGGGGCTACATTTGGGGAGTGGGCACGTGTCTTGAAGAATAAAATCTAGTGTAATTTCAAATGTCTCAGCGATATGGAATGGCCGATGGCCGCTGTCTCACCGAGTTTTCGTCGAACCGTATCCTTAATGACCAGATTATGGCCGAGAAGAAGATTGCCTTCCAGGACAACTATAAGTATCGCGCGACCCTTCAGGCCGAGGGACCTGAGGGCCTGTCCCTGCCCGTGAAGAACGGCGCTTGCCAGACGGGAAAGGTTGTTGTTCTAGTCGAGAATGAATAATTTCTGTTATAATAGAAATGGATGCGCCTTCTGTTGTAAAAAAAGGACCATCTATGATGATAATTGTGGGTGGTTTATTTCTAGTGATTGTAATTGCCGTCGTGATCTACTTCCTAACCCAGGGAGGAGGCTCTCCAGCCCCTGACACTCCGGCCCCTCACACGTCGTCGTCTCCGAGTCCTGTTTTCTCTGGTACACCCCATCCCGTTGGCCAATTTCCCATGTCTCCCGTCCCTACGCCGGCTTTTGCTCCTGCCTCTACTCCGGCTTTTGCTCCTGCCTCTACTCCGGCTTTTGCTCCTGCCTCTACGCCGGCTTTTGCTCCTGCCTCTACTCCGGCTTTTGCTCCTGCCTCTACTCCGGCTTTTGCTCCTGCCTCTACGCCGGCTTTTGCTCCTGCCTCTAC